GTGCGTTTGAGATCGTTCTGGCCGGTCGGCAACGCGCGCCAAGACCGCAGCCATTTTTGGATTGTGCCGGCTTCTGTATAGATAGTCGGATCATACGCAAAGATTTCGCCGGTGCGATAATCCCCGATGACGATTTCATTGTTGAAATTCATCTGGCAATTACCGCGTGTGCGGGTAAACTGATTGTTTTCCCAAGACGCGCGCTCGTGCCATGCGCCCGTCGCCACGTCATAAACCCACGTCGTATTAGCGGTCGGAAAGTTCAGCACATAAAAGCTATGGCCGTCCTGCTGATAGGTATAAGCCACAGCGTCAGACAATGTGGCGTATTGCTGGATCTGCCATTCGACCGCGTGCGTCGAAATGCGCTCGCCAGAGTAGCCTTTTGAGCGATAAACAATACCATTACCGCGCGCGTCTGCGCCAAGCCAAAACAGGCCGTTATCTAACTTGGCGACCGAGTAGGCGGCAAGACAGCCGATTTCGTTAAACGCGCCTTGAATACGCGCCAACGGAAAATCCGGCGTTCCGGCGTCATACCAGACTTCAACCGAGTTTTGGCCAAACAACCAGACTTCGCGGTGATCGACGATCAGTGTGACAAGGTTGTCGGGAGAGCCTTCAGCGCTGGCAAAATACAGCGGATTAATCGTTGTGCCAGTCGAGTCCATGACCCAGAAAATCTGGCTGTCGGGTTGGTTAAACACAAACCAGCCGTCGAGAAAGCCGCAACCAACCGCGCCGGCAAACGGCGATGTGAGCTGGGTTAGGAAAGGCGTAAACGTCAGCGTGGTGCCGGTATTAGTCGCCGTCGCGGCCACAGACAACACAAACGTCGTGCTATTCGTGACACTGGCGACCGTCGCGCCTACCGGAATGCCCGTTCCAGACACGGGCTGGCCGGGGTAGAGATACGCCGTGTCGCCGCCCGATACGGTCGTGCTAAGATTGGTCGTGTTGAACGCCAGCTCTTTATACGTGCTATTGTAAATATAACCGTTTGTCCCGGCGGCGATAAACATTTGCCGGCCATTGTCGGTCATTGTGACTTGGCTGGTGCCGGCAATTGCGCCGAGCGGCGTGTAATTCCAGTCAGAATCTATGCGGTATAGCGTCGTCGCTGATACCGCGTAGCCATAAGTTGTAGTAGCTGATTCACCTTCAGCCGGGTCAATCGTGTCGCTTGTGAACGTCCAAAGCCCACGCACGGGGCCAGCGCCAAGCGTCTGAAGATACCGCAAGCCTGGCGCGCGTTGAAGCCACGCCGCTTCTTTGCCGCCCTCCGGTATGACCTCTGGAAAGAGATTGACCATGCGGCTGTCAGCCGCATTAGGGCTACGCGTCACATAAGAAGACCCGAGAATTGGACTTTTCACAGTGCTTTCATCCTTGCTTGCGAATTAATATTCGCGTATGAAAGCTCCATAAGGAGCCCAACATGATCTCGTATGAAGAACTTACCTCTATTTTTGACTATATTCCAGAGACGGGCGATTTGGTTTGGAAAGTAAAAACAAATCGACGAATTACCGTGGGAACGCGCGCGGGCACCATAAACGATCAAGGATATGTAGTAATACGAATTAAGGGCGCGCGATATAGAGCACATCGTCTTGTATGGTTTTACAACTACAGAACTTGGCCTGTTAATGACATAGACCACATAAATGGCCGTCGTGATGATAACAGACTGCATAATCTGCGCGACGTAACTACCGCCGAAAATATACAACATCAAACAAGAGCGCAAAAAAGAAACAAAACGCGCTTTTTGGGTGTTAGCCAAAGAAAACATGGTTTTATCGCGCGGATATGCACAAATGGCATGGTTAGGCATTTGGGCTCTTATAGAACGCCAGAAGAAGCGCACGAGGCTTATATCTTGACCAAACGCAGGCTTCATGCTAAGAATACCCTTTAAAATCAATAATTTCCGGCGTAGATGTTATAGCGCTGGCGTGTGCCGACGATGCTGTAGGGCAGCGCCATAATGTCGTCGGGGTTATTGATCCGCTTCAGATTGCGCTTGCTATACATGGCGATGCGTTGCACTTGCGCGGAGGGCTCGACGCCGAACTCCGGCGCAAGTTCGCAAGCCAGATTATAACGGAACGCCCGCAGATAGCCGGGCGGGAACGTCAGCGGCGTCGCCAGATTAGCGGCCTGCGTCAGCTTTTCGACCGAAATGAAATGCCATTCCAGAAGCCGCAAAGGCACCGGATAAATGACCATTTCGATGTCGGGAAAGGTCATATTCGTAAATATGACCTGCGGATAGGTCGACGTAACAGTTTTAACGGCGATACCGTCATACTGCTGCTGATTAATGAACTTAATGCCGTAGGACACATTGGTCTGCGGATCGCGAAAATATGTCGCGTCGTCCAACAGAACCGGACGGTCGCCAGCAAAATCGCCGGTCGGACCTAACGTGCGGCTACGTTCGCCGGGCGGCCACAGAAAGGTTTGATCCTGCGTCGAAAAGACCGACAGGCGTTCCGTGTTCCACGAGTCGATCATCTGATTTAGGGCTGTCAGCGCGTCGTTCGCCGTCTCCGACGAAGGCGTTTCGCCTTCCGCGAGGACGCCCAATAGGCGCAGCGCTCCGCAAATCTGATCGTAGGCCGTTGTCGTCATCCGGTTCGAACCTTTCCCAGCCGTTCTCTTCGTCGGCTTCGGCTTCTAGGTCGAGACAAGCGACCTTCACCCCATGAACGGGATGGCGCAGGTAAATTACAGCCATTTTTCACCTATGGGAAGGGCCAGGCGGGCCGTAGCCCGCCCGTAGGATTGATTTACGCGACTACCGCAAACTGCCATTTGGTGCCGTCCGAAACGAACAGCTTGCCAGCGCCGGTAGCATTCGAGGTCGTGCCGATGGAGCCTTTCGGCGCGCTCGTCGTCGTCGAATTGGCGGTGATCGCGCCCGTCAGGAAATACAGCCCAGCGGTCGCATTAGCGATAACCGCGTCCGTAGTCGCCGTCGAGGTGAACGTGCCAGAATAACTCGACGTGGCAAGAGCCGCGCCGCTAATCGTGCCTCCACTGATCGTCGCACCCGTGATGGTCGTGCCAGCAACAAGTTCGGGATCAGAAAAGGCAACGCCGACAGGTTTAGTGTTAGACATTGCCTTCTCCTGTTATTAACCGGCGATGCGGTAAAGAACCCACGTCGTCGCGCTGGACTTGCGAGCGCGGAACTGGACAGCCTTAGATGCCACGCCAGCGCCCGAGCCAACCAGCGACCAGCCGGTGCCGACCGTGATGGTGGCAACACCCGTCGAGGTGCAGAGCAGCGCAAAGTCAAAGAAGCTGCCAATTTTGGCGCTGCTGACTTCCGCTTCAAAAGCGGCGACAGTCGGAAGCGCAAGATTGGCCGTGCTGGACGACGTAAAGACAACCAGACCCGTTTCCAGATCAAGATTCGTCAGCGCCGTCGCCGTTTCGTCGTAGGTCGACGGAGCGGACATAGCACCGAGCGAGACTTCTTTAAGGTTGCCGTCGCCAAGCTGATAGCCACCGTCGCCATTCGGGATAGCGCCGTAAGGACCAAAGGTTTCGAGCGGGTAAGCCGCATTAGCAGTAGTCGTCATGGATAACTCCTTGAATTTAGGAAAGGACGGGTCTTTACGACCCGTCGCTTAAATTAGCCCCAAAGGCGAACCGCCATCTGCGGACGAATCACGCTGTAGCCATACAGCACGTCGATACGGCACGGCAGGCGGTCGTTGTTGATGTCATACTGACGAACAACGCGCAGCGAGATACCGTTGTGGACCTGGCGCGAAGCCATGTCGACACCCTGCGGCATAAGCAGATCAGCCGTCGCGAACGCAATCGCGTCACGATGATAGATCAGGTTCTGCGGATACTGCGTGGACGCAGCGCCGAGGAACGTGACGCCAGCCGAAGCGACCGGGAGCGCATCGACCGTGGCCAGAGCCTGACCAGCCGAATACATCGCCGGGACAGTGACCGTCGCCGTGGTGGACGCCGTAACGTCAGCCAGAGCCACGAACTGATACAGCGAACCAGTCGACTCGCGGGTCTGCGGGTTCACGGCGTAGACACCAGCGATGGTGAACACGTCGCCAGCCTTGATCGTCGTAGAGCCAAGGCCCGTCAGGACGATGCTGGTCGAACCTTCGGTCGTAACCGAAGCGCTGACCGTCACGGTGCCCGCGCGCGAGCCGGTCGTGAACTGCTTGACCGACTGCGACATATTCAGCTCGTCATAGCCG